TTAATATATACGTAGGATAAAATGGCATTATTTGGTTCAGCAAGAGATATAAGCATGTTTAGACATGTCAACAGGGAATTACTCAATGAGATAATTGATACTCGCTGTGATATATTTAAGAACTCAATTTTTGATAGCAAAGAAAACCTTTATGGCGAAGCGTTAAGAAAAGTATATAAGCCAGGTGTGAGAGTTGCAGGTCTAATAACAAATGAAGGTAGAGAACAAATATCTACAGAGCTTGGACCTGATTATAATAGACAGGTTATATTTAGCTTTTTAAGAGATGATTTATTGGATTTGGAAGGAAGCGGAGCAGATAATAGCAATGCTCCAAACGCTAATGAACAGAGTGCAAATGTATACCTAGAAGTAGGTGATGTAATATATTGGGATAAGCAATACTTCGAAATCGACCAAGTATCAAATGGTCAATATCTATTTGGTAAAAATCCAGAATCGTCATTACCACAAGGCCCTACTGGTGTAGGTGCAGAAGGAAGCGAAACAGGATTTGGAGCAAGTTGGTCAACTGTATGTACAACACATGCAATGAGGAGAAGTAAAATAAATACATTAGATAATGTCCGTTCAGGATATGATGAATATGTTAATGGTGTAAAACAACAAGAGCAACGAGGCGGTTTATATGGCTAGTAAAGACGAAATACGAAATACAGATAGAGCGAGTCAAATAAGACGTAACGATAACATAAAAGAACTTAATGTTAACCTATATGATGTAGATTCTATTATTAAGTATTATTTCGATAATGTAATACAGCCTACAGTAGATGATGGCGATGAAATAATCAATGTACCTGTTGTATATGGTTCACCTGAAAGATGGAAGTCTATACAAAAATCAGGAGTATATAGAGACTCTAAAGGAAAAGTACAATTTCCTGCAATCGTATATAAAAGAACTCAGGTAGAAAAAATAAATTCTTTAGGTAGTAAAGTTGATGCTAAAAATCCACTATTCACATCTTTTCAAATGAGACACACAAAAGCAAATAGATATGATAATTTTGGTGTGCTTACAAATAGAAAGCCTACAAAACAATATCATAATATAGTTGTACCCGATTATGTAAAATTAACGTATAACTGTATTATATTTACAGAATACTTAGAACAGTTAAACAAGGTTGTTGAAGATATA